CTGTGGGTGCTACTACAGGTTTAACTGCACCTTACACAAAGATTTTAGGTAGTGTTGGAACTATGGCAGCTGGTGTTTCGTTTGGTGCTTATAAAGCATATAAAGCACATAAACAAAAGAAAGCTGATACTGAGAAGAAAGCAAAAACATCTACGCCAGACACGGTAAAGAATCCTAACCCTAAAGGTAGAAAGAAAACAATTGGTCGTCAAAGTGCAGTTAGGTGGGTAGCAAAGAATAAAGGTTCTAAAGCAGCACAGAAATACAACAAAAGTTTATCAGAGACAAATTTATTTACACCCGATTGGTGGATACAAGAATTAGATTTAAACACACGTAAAGAAAAGGAGTTATTACTTATGGGTGGAGCAGCAGGTCACATGAGTCATCCTTTCGATGACAACCATTTAACATTTGGTGATTTTAAAAATATCATTGATATGAGTTTAGAGGGAAAACTAAGTCGAGAAGATAATGTTACAGAGAAACTTGACGGACAAAATTTGATGGTAAGTTGGGTAGATGGAGAGTTAAGAGGAGCTCGTAATAAAGGTCATTTAAAGATGTTTGGTAAAACCTCATTGAATATAGCTGGTATGAAAAGTCTTTTTAGTGGTAGAGGTGATATAGAAAAAGCATTTGTTGGTTCTATGAAAGATTTAGAGAATGCAATAGGTAAATTATCAGATAAGCAAAAAGAAAAGATATTTGGTAATGGTAGTAAATGGATGAACTTAGAGATTGTATATCCTGCTACAGCAAATGTAATTGATTATGATGTATCTGAACTATTTTTTCATGGTAGTATAGAGATTAATGAAGATGGAACTGTAAAGGGTGCAATAACAGATAGTGCAAGAATGTTAGAGGGGATGATTAGACAAGCAAATGCTAATATTCAAAAGAGATTTAAAATATCTAAGCCAGTTGTTTTAAACTTACCTAAAGTTCAAGATTTCTCTAAAAAGAAAAAATATTTTTTATCGAAGTTGAGAAAGTTACAGACTATTTATAATCTGAAGGATAATGATACTTTAGGTATGTATCATGAAATGTATTGGAGAGAATATATCTTTAATGCTGCAAAACAAAAAAAGTATAGGATTCCAAGAAATATTTTAGAAGCATTGGTAAAAAGGTGGGCTTATTTCAACAAGTCGTTCAGATTGGACAAAAAAAGTATTAAACATGAGAAGTTTTTAGGTTGGACTAAGGGTGTTGATAAGTTTGACCATAAGAAGTTAGCTTATGAAAACATAAAACCATTTGAGTTATTATTTTTGGAGTTGGGTGCAGAAATATTAAAGAATTTGGATGGATTTTTAGCAGTTAATCCAAAAAAAGCAGTTCAGAAGATTAAAAAAGACTTAAAATCAGCAATATCTGGTTTAAGAAGATCAAAGGATATTAAAAACATAGATTTATTAAAGAAAAACTTAAACAAGATTAATTCTATAGGTGGAACATCAGCAGTGATACCATCAGAGGGATTAGTATTTAAATATAAAGGTAATATGTACAAGTTTACAGGAGCATTTGCTCCCGTAAATCAGATTTTAGGTGCATTAAAATTCAGTAGGTAATATATGGGTTATAGTAGCGAAAACGAAAGACAGAACAAGGTTCTTGGTGATTTGATTAAAGGGAAAACACCAGAAAAAAGAGTAATGGTTGGTTATAAGGGTGATAAAGAGCCAGCAAAGCATGGTGATATAATATCTCCACTATCTGAAGTTATGCAAGAAGCTAGAATGCCGTGGTTTTGTCCGTCTTGTAAGAAGACAATGAAGAAACGTTTAGACAACAAGATGTGGTTATTGTATAATCATTGTTTTGATTGTCAAATTGACTTTGAAAACAAACTTCGTTTAGAGGGTAAGTTTGAAGAGTGGGAACAAAATAAAGTTACTGCAAATCATAAGGCTTATCTTCAAGATTTATTACAGTCCTTAGAAGAGTGGAAAAATACGAGCCAAATAGAGTTCCAAGAACAGGTTGGTGTTAAAGATATGGAGATGAAAAAGGAAAAATGGACACAAAGTCAAGATCAAATAAATGAGATGGCTGATAAGGCAGAGAAATTTATTAGAAAAACACTAAAAGAAATAGAATAACTATTTATATATATGAAGAACCTTTACTTTAAAAAGAATGATTATTATCTTGTTCCTGGCTCTACCTGTAATGAGATACACGCTGTTTTACACGATATGAAAAAATTAGCAGAGGTGTATCTGTCTGATATAGAGGATTTAGACGAAGATAGTGAAAGATTTGAAGAAGCAATGATTATTTTTGAGTTTGTAATAAACAAATTTTTAAAAGTAAATGAATTTGATTCTTTACAGTTAGGTGGAGTTAAATCTTCAGTAACATTTAACGAATTATTAAAATCTACTGGTCTTAAAAGGGCTGGTGGTCGATAGGAGAGAAATATGGCAACTAATTATCAACCAAGTTCATCTATGAATGAACACCCAAGTGATTACACTATGTTCCAAAAATTTGGACATCCAGGCAAATATACCGGGGCTATAAAAGTAACTACTGCACAAGTAGACTTTACAGGTTCAAATTATGGATACGGCGCTGTAGTTACAAGTGGTAGTGGAGAAGCAGTTATTTTACAGACAATCCATCTTACGGATGGTGGTTCAATACCTGCAGCTGCATTAAAACTTTATCACATTCATGAAATGAGTGTAGCAAAAGTCACAGGTGGAACAACTGGTGTCACTTTTGTATTGAAACGAAATCCAAAGATAAACTAGTGGATAAGAACTATAAAGAGATTATAAAGAAAGAATATTTAAGGTGTGCGGCTGACCCGATATACTTCTTAAAGAAGTATTCATTTATTCAGCACCCAATTAAGGGTAAAATACCATTCGCTCTTTACGACTTTCAAGAGAAGACTTTAGAACAGTTTTCACAGAATAAACTTAATGTAATCTTGAAAGCACGACAGTTAGGTATTAGTACCTTAACTGCTGGATACTCTTTATGGATGATGACCTTTCATCAAGACAAAAACGTTTTGGTGATTGCAACTAAACAAGATACTGCTAAAAACTTGGTAACGAAAGTTCGTGTAATGCACGCAAATTTACCAAGTTGGTTAAAACAACCTTGTGTTGAGGATAACAAGTTAAGTTTGGCATATAAAAACGGTTCTCAAATAAAAGCTGTATCGAGTGGAGACGATAGTGGTCGTTCTGAGGCATTATCTTTACTTATACTTGATGAGGCTGCATTTATTGATAAGATTGATTTGATATGGGCAGCTGCATCACAGACTTTATCAACGGGTGGTCAATGTATATCATTATCTACACCAAATGGTGTTGGTAATTGGTTTCATAGGACTTGGTCTGATTCAGAGGACGGGTTAAATGATTTTAACTCTATAAAACTCCATTGGACTGTACATCCTGAGAGAGGACAAGAATGGAGAGATGAACAAGACAGATTATTAGGGCCAGCTATGGCTGCTCAAGAATGTGATTGTGATTTCATCACCTCAGGACAAAATGTTATTGATGGTGTTATTTTAGAAGAAATGAAAAGTTCTACGTGTATAGATCCTATTGAAAAGCGTGGAATTGATAGTAATTTGTGGGTATGGGAGCCAGCAGATTACACAAAAGATTATATAGTATGTGCTGACGTTAGTAGAGGAGACTCTACAGACTATTCTGCGTTTCACGTTATAGAATTGGAAAGTTGTAAACAGGTAGCAGAATACAAAGGTAGAATATCTACAAGAGACTATGGTAATATGTTAGTGAACGTAGCTCAAGAATACAATGAAGCACTACTTGTTGTGGAGAATAACAATATTGGTTGGGCAGCAATCCAACAGATAATCGATAGAGATTATCAGAACCTTTTCTACACATCAAAAGATTTAAAGTATGTCGATACTCAGAGACAAGTTCATAACAAGCACTATAGAGAAGAAAAACAAATGGTGCCTGGTTTTACAATGTCTATGAAGACAAGACCATTGGTTATAGCAAAGTTAGAAGAATTTTTTAGAGAAAAAGCAGTTGAAGTTAAATCACATAGGTTAATTGATGAACTGTTTGTATTTATATACAATGGACAAAAAGCAGAAGCAATGAGAGGCTACAATGACGACTTAGTATTATCTTTTGCTATGGGATTGTGGATAAGAGAAACTGCTCTACGATTAAGAGCAGAGGGTATTGAATTATCAAGAAAAACTTTATCCAATATAAATGCACATGAGGGAGTTTATGCTGCAGATGAAAATAAAAATGATTCTTGGATACAGAATATTGGTCCAGGTAAACAAAAAGAGTCCTTAGAGTGGCTACTTAATTAAAGAGGTAAATGATGGCTGATACAACATTATTTGGAAGATTACAACGACTATTCTCAAATAACGTAATTGTTAGGAATGTTGGTGGTAAAAAACTAAAAATAGCTGATACTGATAAAGTTCAGCATATAGCAAAAAGTAATCTTGTTGACAGATTTACAAAATTGTATTCTGGCTATGGAGCATCTGCAACTACAGACGCAGTTCATAAGAAATCACTAAGATTAGGATTATTTAAAGATTATGAATCGATGGATGATGATGGTATTATTGGTTCTGCATTAGATATCTATGCAGACGAATCTACTATGAAAAGTGAATATGGAAGTGTCTTAGAAATACAAACAGAGAATGAGAATATAAAAGCAATATTACATAACCTATTTTATGATATACTAAACATAGAATTTAATTTATGGCCGTGGGTTCGTAATATGTGTAAGTATGGTGATTTCTTTTTACATTTAGAAATCAACGAAAAGTATGGTATTACAAATGTAGCACCACTTTCAGCATATGATGTAGCAAGAGTAGAAGGATTAGATCCAGAAAATCCTCATTATGTTAAGTTTATCATAGAACAAGGAACAAATGAGAGTTCAGCATACACTA